GCGACGACATGAGCGAAGCCATTATGAACCACATGCGCCGGGCGGCCCAAGAGGTTGTCGGCGGCATGGCCACCACGCGCCACGGCATCATTCGCGGCTATGACCCGACGAATTACGCGGTCAAGGTCGATCTGCAACCCGAGGGCGAACTGACTGATTGGCTGCCACTCAAATCTCCGTGGGTGGGCAATGGCTGGGGCCTGTTCCTCGCCCCCAGTCTTGGCGATTGGGTGGAGGTTGATTTTCAGGAGGCTGACGGCAACGCTGGCAGCGTGGGGATGCGGTTCTACACCAATCAGGCGCGCCCACTCTCTGTGCCCGCCGGCGAGGCATGGCTGGTGCATCAGTCTGGCGCCTCGATCAAGCTGACGAGTGACGGAGCGATCCGTAGCAACGCTTTGACGTGGAAGCACGCGGGTGACCTTGCCGTCACCGGGGCCATTTCGGCATCCGGCAATATCTCTGCTGGCACCGGCATTTCCGGCAGTTTCACCACGCCCACCGGCCAATCTGTGACGGTGCAAGATGGCATCATCACCAACATCATGTGAAAAGGATAGGCTGTGATCCCTCAAGGCTCTGCGGTCATCAACACCGCCTATTTCGACTCACTGGTTGATCGGCTGAACTCGGCTGTCGATATTAGCGACCTGCAAGACACTGTGGATGATGCCTTTGGCTCCTTGTCTGCGCACAAGGCAGCGGTCATGGCCCAAATTGAAGCGCTGGCCCCATTTCTCGCCTTACTCAATCCGCCCACGATTGACCCCAGCAAAATTGTCACATGGATCACGAGCCTGATTACCACGCAGATTGCGCCGCAGGTGCAGGTATACACCCAGTATGCTACCGAGATCGCCATGCTGACTTCCAAAGTTGGTGAGTTGACCTCTGCCGTTTCTGCCGCCGAGCAACGCCTAAAGGACAAGGCGGCGACCATCGGCGGGACCCTGCCGAGCATTTCTATCCCGAGCTTCTGATATGGGTACCCTTGCCGACCTATCCCACTACATTGGGGGCGACCTAAGCATATCCAGCACGGGCGGCGTTGCTGTGGCAACTGGCACCCTGCGCAGCCAGCAACGCATTTTGCGGCGCTTGCTGACCAATCCGGGCGATTACATCTTTGAGCCTGATTACGGCGGCGGTTTGCCGCAATGGATTGGACGCACCGCCGACCTGCCTAAGCTGCGCGCGGTCATCCTTGGGCAAATGCGCCTCGAGCCTGCCGTGGCGCAAAATCCCGAACCGGCAATCACGCTGGCCACGATCCCTAATTCACAGGGTGGCGGCTTTGCGGTTGGCATTCGCTACACCGATGCGGAAACCGGCGAGCCTGTAGCCCTATCATTCAACGTCACAGCCTAAGGCGATCCAATGGCCACTCTGGAAACCAAGACGTTCGACGATCTGGTCGAGCAGCAGGCGACCGCTGTTCAGGCGGAATCGACCGCGCTTGTCGATTTCAGCACAGGATCGATCCCGCGCGCCTTCGCGCAGGCTTTCGCAGCCATTGCAATGTGGTTGCAGGCCCTGATCTTGCAGCTTCTGACGACCACGCGCGCGGCCACCTCGACCGATGCCGACCTTGATAGCTGGATGGCGGATTATGGCGCAACCCGGCTTGACGCCGTGGCGGCATCGGGCGGCGTGACTTTTGCGCGCTACACCACCGGGGCGCAGGCCAGTATTGAGGTTGGCTCTGTCGTGCAGACCGATGACGGCTCCGAGCAATACACGGTGATCGCTGATACCACACAGGTCGCCTATAGCGCCTCGCTGGGGGCCTACATCATCCCTGCCAGCACAAGCTCCATCACGGCCACGGTTCAGGCGGTGACGGCAGGAAGCGCCGGAAACGCCTCAGCGGGCGCCATTAACACCATGTCCCAGGCTATTGCTGGCGTTGACACGGTGACCAATCCGGCAGCTTTCGACAATGGGGCTGATGCGGAATCCGACGCATCCTTTTATGCTCGGTTCCCGGCCTATCTTGCCTCACTGTTCAAGGCCACAAAGGCGGCTATCGGCTACGCGATCACCTCGCTTCAGCAGGGCCTGACCTATGTCATCACCGAATGCCAGACCTATGCCGGGGCTAATCAACCCGGTTATTTCTATGTAGTGGTGGATGATGGATCAGGCGCCCCGCCCTCCGGAACGCTGACCAGCGTCATGGCGGCGGTGGATGCGGAGCGGGCCTGCGGCATCCAGTTTGCGGTGTTCGCGCCATCCGAGGTCGTGGCGAATGTCGCCGTCGCCCTGGTGGTGACCGCCGGGTACTCCGCCCCGGCAGTATGTGTGGCGGTGCAGACGGCCATTTCTGATTACATTTCCGGCCTATCCATGGGGCAGTCCCTGATTTGGACCAAGTTGGTAGCGGTGATTTATGGCGTGGGCGGTGTCGATTCCTTCACCGGCCTGTTAATCAATGGAGCCGCATCTGACATTGCGGCTACCGGGCAGCAGGTGATCGTCCCCGGTACAGTTTCGGCAACCTCCTGACATGGCCACCGGAGACGCATCAGACATCAAGCAGCGGCTGATCGCCGTATTGCCGCCGTGGTTTGGGGATGCCAACCCCATCCGCGATGCCGTGCTGACAATGGCCGCAGCCGTGCTGGCTGTGATCTACAGCCTCTACGCCTATGCCGTTGCTCAAACTCGAATCGCAACCGCAACCGGGATCTGGCTCGACATTATCGCGCTCGACTTCTTCGGCACGGAAATGCAACGTAGGCAAAACGAGGGCGATACCAGTTATCGCGCCCGGATCAGAGCGGGCCTGTTGCGCCCTCGCGCCACGCGCAAGGCCATCAGTGACGTGCTGGAAGCACTGACTGGCAGCGCCCCCACCATCATCGAGCCATTCAGTCCTGCCGATTGCGGGGCTTATGGTGTCGGGTATTGCAGCTATGGCGTGGCGGGAGCCTACGGATCAACCAGTATCCCGGCACAAGCATTCCTGATCGCCAAGCGCCCAGCACAGCCCGGAATCGCCAATGTCGCGGGTTACGGATTTCCGCAGGCCGGATA